GATGAACGCATCATCACCGATATCTTCGCCCAAAGCAAACGAGACCTCCCAACAGACATGTTGCACGATCTGCGCACGATCAATTCCCTCACAGGGGCGTTTGGAGTTACCGAAGAATACAAATCTGCAATCAATAATTGGCGCACTATCGGACAGCCTCCAGTTCCCAACCACCCAAAGCTTACGCACTATTGTACAAGACGACTCGCTCATCTCTTTAAGCTGTCGATGGTGTCCGCTGTTGATAAGGCTAACACGCTACTCTTAACCAAAGACGACTTCAATCGCGCGATGGGATGGCTCTTAGAAGCCGAGGAAACCATGCCAGATATCTTCAAGGCAGGGTCCACAGGCTCGGATGCAAAGGCCATGGAAGAAATCTGGCACTTTGTATTGGTAGGTAAGGAAGTGCCCGAACACAAAATCGTTAAGTTCGCAAGCGAAAGAATACCCGCACATTCTGTCATGCGGGTCATCGCCAACATGGAACGTGCGGGTATGATTGAAGCTACGTCGGTAGACAAACGAACCGGAACGAGGAACTGGAAAGCAACCGTTACTATTTAGCTAAGTGATCAAGCCTCGATACAATTGCATTGAATTGCCTTTCCAATCGATCGTCCCTTACTTCCTGTGCACGCTCAAGCCTCGCCAATACAGCGTCGAATGACTCCTTACGCACGAATGTATCTCGTGCCCACTTCTCCACGTCGCTGATTTTCTGTTGCATCGCCCTTACCGTTTCTCCTACATCGAGGCGGGTATCGCCGTTGCTCTCGGCTAATTCCTCTAACCTTTGTTCTGCCTCAGCCCCAGTCTGTAGTGCGTTGGTAGCCTCGGCCTCCACAGCGGATAGGCGACGTTCGTAGAGTGTCCATTGCACACCTATCCCGCCGAGGAGCCCAAGCACAGCCGCAGCAGCTATCACCCAGCCAGAGTCTACGACCATATTCCTCCACCTTTAATTCCTTATGACGTTGGCGGTGGTGGGCCATAAGCCGCCACCGCTGCTTCGAGGTCATCCAGTGCTGCTTCTTGTTCTGGGGTGATCGCCTCATTGTTACGAAGCGCATCAATGATCCCTGTGACAATCGGCACCAATGCTTGATACTCTTTGATCAAGAACGGGATGATGCTAGTCAAGGCATTGATGATTGAGACAATCTGCGATGATCCAGCCACCGTGGCGAACTGCGACAGGGCCGCTAGAAGGATCGTAAGTACGCCACTCATTTGGCACCTCCGATGTTGTATTGGGCCGAGATGCTTTGAAGGGTATTAGTCGCAGAGACTAAGGCATTATACAGCGAAGCTGGTGTCCCTGCACCGGGATTGGCCTTAGCATAGCTTGTGAGATTGCTCCGAGCTACCCTTCCCGAACGCACCGCAGGAATGATTTGCTGGATCGCTGTATCGCTACACCCCGTCGCGGCGTGATTAGGGGTGCAGTATTTGATATAGTTCGTGGCGGTTATCTCAAGCGCATTGAAGGTCTGCCGAGTGATATAGACGGCCTTAGGATCGGCGAGGACCCCTGATGCCTGCTCGAGATATTGAACCGTGGTGCAGGCACTAAGGGATAGCGCAAGCACCAAGCTTATGAATAGTTTCCTCATGACGCTGCCTTTGCTGTTGCATTAACGGCAGCTAGTGCTTCTGGCGCTGCCTCAACCTTAGAATTCGGATCCACCGCGATAGTCGCAAGCGTGGCATTCGCATTCTTATTCACCACGATCTGATCCACGCCGGGCATGGATTGGACTGCCTTAATCTGTGCCCCTTGACCAGTGAATTGCACAAGTAATGACGATAAGATCGAAGTCAACAAGCCCGAGCTAGTGACGATAGTCTTAGCAATCGTCGGCCCAAGCAAGTCCGTCAACTGTGCCGTCGACACACTCAACACACCAAGGATGGCAAGGATGATGCCAAACCATTGGGCAGGGGTTAGGGTTTTTAGATAACTTATCATTTCTGCTCCTTATGCTGGTGAGACAAATTCAAAGTGCATCGGGTCCTTCCTACCGTGGTAGTCCCCACCCCACCGAGCGCCTTGCCTCTTAAACGCCGCGATGACGATCGAAGACAACGTAGTATTCATGTTAAATCCATTACTCCCCGGAGAAAGATCCACAGCACAAGCCCAACTATGGTTACTCCAATTATTCGATCCAGCGATGCGCCGGATATTGAAACAACCACCCCAATCAGATATCCCACTCCGATCGAGATCGCCAAGGTCATGATTAACTTCATTCCATACCTCCGCGAACACAGCGGTCAAGGGAGCGACGATACGCTTATGGACAAGGATGCCGTGAAGCAATTGCTTCTTCTCGTAGTACATAGGAAATGGCGCGAACATGTGAACGAGATTGAGGTCTTGCCAACCTTTCTGTAAGAAGTTTCCGTAGAATTGGTTCTTCGCCTCGGTGTTATCTTTAGGCCACACGGTCATTTCTGTACCCGTCCTTTCATCCAATCCGCTATAGTTGGGGAGTGTCCCTTGAGTTGACCAAATCGTAGTCCAACGAGCCAGCCCCAAGGACCCTTCGGTCGTTCCTTACCTTGAGAGTAGTTGTACATGAACTTGGCGACCCTCCCTTCTTGGGCATTAGTAAATCCAGTAAGTGCACCAAGCGCTGTAGCGCTATGGTAAAGTAAGTTCCCCGCGCGCTGCTTCGAGAAGGCTTCTTTGCCATGGCCAAGATCCCTTGCTAGATCAGTGCCGGTCTTGAGTGTGGATGAAAGCAATCCCGCGGATGGATCACGACCATAGATCGCAGCGGAGACAAGATCACGAACCACGATCCAAGACGACGAAGTCGAATGGATCAAAGCCTTGCCTGCCTTCTTGGCCCAGCTTTCTTTCTCATCATTCGTAAACGGCGTAACCGCTTCTTCGATCATCGCGGGGAAGATGACGTAGCTGAAGAACATCCCCGCAACTTCGGGCGTCTTCGCCATGGCTTCCTTGAATTCGCCGTGCTTAGCTAAGTCTAAGACCTCGCCTGCCTTCCATGCCATCTCGTATTGACGATTAAGGATGTGGCTAAAGAAGCCATACAATGAAGAAAGCCATGCCCCTAAAGCACCGCCCCCACGAGCCACTCCCGGACGTGAGGTGATAGCAGTGCTTCCATGAGCGCGGCGAACGCTACGATCGGCCATAAACACTGCATCGCCATGCACACCAGTCTCACGCATTGTTTTTTCATATTGGGCCATCCAAGTTGGAACCGCTGATAGAAGGTCCGAAAGCGCAACAGGCTTAGCACCAAGTGCAATGATTGACTCCCTTAGACTAGTTTCGCCAAGGACCTGCTGCTGCGCACCGCCGAGGGTCTCTTGATAGTGCCGCATGCGCCTTTGGAGTTCCTCGGATTGATCCATGGCGAAGCGCCAATTGGTTTCGCCAGTGGCTTCGTTAATCGACGTAAGTCCCTTCGCGGCCTTAAGAAAGTTAATCGGCCCAACCTCCGTAAGCGAATTCATCCACGCCGTAGGCCCATGCTTCATCACCGTGCCGGGGTTCAACCCAATCAACGTCGCAATGATATTCTGTCTAGCTGTTTCGCTAAATCTAGCACCAATTGACTGAGCTTCGCTACGATAATTTGCAGCATTAGCAACATCGCGGAGATAAGGAACAAGCAGATTGCGATACTCGACGCCATAGTGCTTAGTAATCGCAGCACGAACGTCTTTATCGTAGAAAATCTTCCCTGCGTTAATGACTGAAGGGCGCATAGCAATATCATGGAGCATCTGCCTCATGCGGTTGGGCATTATATCTAGGGACAAATCAATCGGATACACCGCGCCAGTGCGTTGCTTGGTATACCCAGCAGGTGTAGTAGCTCGAACGTAATTGTTTTGCTCTAGGGCATCTGGCCCCATCATCCTTTTGCTTGCCCCTTCCCAAATCGGATGGGGGATCAATGGGTAATACCACCCTTCTTGTTTCCCATGTGGTGTATCGAATGCTTCGATCGGGATCTTCTCAGGCTCCAATCCCGACAGGCTTCGATACATCGTATCCGCTTCGCCTGAGATTTCCTTAAAGATGTTCCCAATCTTCTGTGCCCATGCCCAATCAGCTTTGGTCGCGTGTTGGTCGAGCCATGCTTTGACTTCATCAGGGTGGATACCATAGCCGCGAGCAAGCTTGGTGAGATTGCTATTGTTGCCTGCGTTGAGTAGGATCGCTCGAAGGTTCTTCCTCGTTAGCGTGAGAAGATCCCCTCCTGTGGGTCCGATCCCACTCTCTGGATAAGCCATCGTCAAGGGATCGCGGAAGATTTGATTTGGGATCTTCTCCTTGAGATCGGCTTTGTCGGCAACACTAGCTAATCGTTTCGAGTATTTGTTCTCTAATGCGGCCTCGTCGTTTGCGGCGGTTGCCAGTTCTCTAGCAATGTATTGGGTGAAGACTCCTTCAGGATCACCTTTATCCCATCTATTAAAAAGAGATTCAAGTTGGAGATGGGATACAAGAAAGGTTCGTAGGGGTTTGCCCACAGCAGGAGGTAAGGGCCCAAGCCAACGCTTTCCTTCTGCGTCATAGTGCTTCTCCTTGAAGGTTTGTAGCTGAGCAATCATCTCAGCTTTCTTTTCATTTAGGTCTGCTTCTTCACCGGCTCGGATAATCTTCTTCTCATCGCGGCCATTTTTGATAAGCGTCTTAATGCTATCATGCGTCGCGCGGAAGTCATCGAGGGATAACGAGTCAAGTGGCTTTCTGAAGTTTGCGTCTTGGAGAAACTCAGCGACAGGCAATTCCCTGAGGTCGTGCTGTTCCTTATGATCGACAAAGTCCGATAACGTCTTCGACTCAGCGCGTGAAATTGTATCCGAGAGATCCTGCACAGAGCGTTTGATTGGTTGCCCCAAACGAAGCAGAATATCATGGACCCAATTCGTATAGTCTTGCTGAACACTTGGGACCTCGCGCGATGCAAATTGCTTAGCCGTGCGATCGAATTGCTCCCGTTGCTTTTCATACTTCCTTGCCTCGGTCGCCATTGTCACTGCTAGGAATTGTCTTTGCTTCTGCCGAAACGCTTCCGCCGGGTCGCCCTTGAGAAGATTAAGTTCTGCCTCGCGTCCGGCCTTGCCTGCATCAGCAAGGAGTCGATCAGAGTCGATGGCCCCAATCGCAGCCTTTCTAAAATTTTGCAGGATCTCTGCTTTGAGCCCTTCCTTCGGCAACGGAATTTGCATTCCCGCTTGTTCACCGAGAGCCAACACTTCTTCGTGAATGAGGTCAAGTTGAGTCTCCGAGAGGATTTGATCCTTAGCATCAGAGATTATATTCTCGTCCAGCTTCCCGTACTTGGCTTCCATTTGGCGATCGGTCTCAATATCGATCATCCTCGTGCGGAAGGCCTTGGGACTCATTCCAGTGGGGGATTGCTTGCTGTAATAAGTGCTAAGTTGAGCAGCCAACTCGTCACCACTAGAAGCGCCGAGTAGACCAGCGAGATCGTCAATGTGAACTCCATCCTTTGAAAGAAGTTCCTTGG